GACCAGGGGAGCCAGCATGGCCGCGCCCATCGCCGCGACCTTCAGACCTATGTTGCGGACGTGATTGCCGAAGGCCTTGACCCGCAGCGAAGCTCTCTGAAGAGCACGAACGAGCTTCGAATCATCACCGAACAGCTCGACGTAAGCTCGACCTGCACGAATCGCTCCGGCTTTTGCAGCCATTGATTATCCCCCTCCTCCGCCGGACTTCTGGCGGACAAAGGCCGCCTTCAAAGCAGACATGTCCGTTACCCGAATCTTCTCTCTCTTCTTGGAATACGGATCAAAATCGCTCGGCTTGAAGGCCCTCGTCCTCTTGGGATCGCGATGCGTATTGGCTAACATGGCTAGAACCACCGATGTATGCTGCCAGTGTTCCTGGCCGCGAGCACCGGCCATCCAGACAAGCTCCCTCAAGGTCAGGGGCCCGGGGTCAACTCCGACGATCCCGGCGAGTTCGTAGATATTTTGCCAAGGATCTTCTCTATCGTCTCCTCCACCGGGAACTTCTCTATCTCTATGTCCACCCGCTTCACTGTCAGGTCTATGAACCGCCGCTGGGTCTCCACGGCCCGCGCCAGATCTTTCCGACCCAGGTGCCGGAAAAAAGAGACCAGCTCCTCGTAGAAGGCCGTGTGCGCCGCCATGATGGCTTCCCCGCCCAATGCCTTCCCGAATTCCTCATCTGATACGCCCTCTTTTTCCGCCTGCGGCTTGATGAGCGCGTAGATCACATCGCAGAGTAAGACGATGTCCACCCCGAGCTTGGCGATGAGCGGCGGATCTCCCTCATCCAGAGCAATCAGGTCCACGTTCAAGAGCGACCTGACCCGCTTGACGGCGTCAATCGTCAGGTTAATGGTCCAGATCCGGTCGGCAGTATCGGTGAACGTCTTCATTTCCACACCGCCTTTCCTTATGCTACGCTCTGATAAAGCGCTCCGACGTATATCCGCGCCTCGGCGGTTTCACCGTTGGACACGATGATCTTGTCCACTATCGCGTCCGCCAGAGGATTGGCGATGTTTTGATCGCTGATCCATGTCCACGCTTCGCCGGCGACACACTTCACCGCCACGATTTCAGCGGGAACTACCGTGCGGAAATCAGCCATCGCCTTCTTCGTGCACATCACGCCGACGATCTCGACATCATTCCCGGTAAAGTCGGTATTGATTTCGGTCTGCACACTTACGACGCACGCCGTACCGACAGCGGGAATAGCATCACCTTCGCCAGCCGGGGTTTCATCGAATGTGATGGCGAATTCGGTAGCCGTATCCACCAGTAAACCTCGCCGACACTTGTGCTCTGTGGTAGCGGGATCGGCCCAGTGAACATCGACGACATCAAGCGCCTCAATACCGTGGCCGGTCTCCAGATTGTCCACGCCGTCGGCACTAATCTTTCCAGCCTGGCCGGCGGGAATATTCACGATATGACTGACCTGTCCTTCGGCCTGACGAGAGACTCGGGAGGTAAAATTGATCCCGCCGACACTCAAACTCGCCGTGATGGTAGAAGTCTGCATCTCACGCTCCTTTCGCTTTCGCGTTCAATTCGACCCGCCAGATAGCAGGCGGGCCTCAAATAACCTGATCCGTGGCCCCAGATTGACGCGTGTGGCGTTTTGTGAGGCTCCCTGGTACAAGATCACCCTCTTTTCGTTTCGTGCGCCTACGGCCATTCTCAGCCCGCCAGACTTATGGCGGACCAGACTAGACCGTGATCCACTCGTCAAACGTGACGAGCTTCGCGGTCACGGCGACCGCCTGCGTCTCTTCAAGCGGCTCAGTCTTCGTAAATCCGGTAATGCTGAAAGTACCCTTCGGCCCCTGAGCGCCGGGTAGCGCCCTATCCTGATCGAGCGCGGCCAGCTCCAGAGGCGTGCTATTCAGAAACGCGTTTCTGATGGCGATGAATCCAGCGTCGGCTGGCTTCCAAACCATCTCCCACTCGAGACCGCATTCGCGGAGAGTGGCGACCGTGCTTCTCCATCCGGCGTTTGCGCGAGTCGTAACATCCGTCTCCCCTGCATCGAGAGGCACCGTTACATCCTTCGCGTTCGACAGTTCAGTCAAAACGCCAAGCGCGGCCTCCGCCTCGCCGTAATAGAGCTTTGCATCCATGCCAAGCACATAATCTGGGCTCATGTCTTGTCCTCCTATCCGTTAGAAAAATTCCCGATGTCATGCGTCACGTATCCGCTGACGGGTCAGCAGCCGGAGGCACAGGCAAAAAAAAGCACCTGACCCCGTCGACGGTCAGGTGCCTTGCCCATTCTTCACGAACCGCGGCTGATCAGGCCGCGATGCCTCCAGCTGCTATCCCATTGGTATGTCTCCTATCATCTAACACTATTCGCCCACATCGCCGACAATTTCGGTATGACGTCCTCGAACGCGGGCCCCATGAAAGGCCGCCCGCGATATACTTTCACTATGGTCTTCCCAGCCTCGTCTTTCCCCAATACCCGTCCTCCCTCTTCCAGGAGCGGCGGCACCACTGCCTCGCCGCTGCCCAGAACCACAGGACCGATGATGACGTTCTTCCTCTGCGGTTCGTAGGAAAAATAAATGTGCCTGCGCAGCAACCCCGTATGACTCGAGGGAGGCGCCCCGGGCAGGCTGATCTTCTTTCGCTTCCGGATGCTGTGTCGCGCGGCGATACGAACGAATGCGCCGAACTTCGAGAGTACTCGCCACGCGGCCTTATCAACCCGGCTCGTCACCGCTTTGGTGTTGAAGAAGAGCTGCTTGACCTTGAGATTTATCATCCTTCCCCCAGCAGCGTGACGGTTATCACGCTCACGAACACGCCGAAGCTGATCATGTGCTCCGGAGAAAATACCGGGGCGTTTTCAATCCCGGTCACTCGGCATTCGGCAAAGTGCTTGCTCGCATGTATAAAGGCCATGATTTCCTCGACCAGAAGCATGAGCTGATCCGCCTCTCCAGCACCCCGTTTCGCCAGCTTCTTCTGAACGCCGATATCTACCTGGATCTCGTTCTCGCTCACGCTCCGTCCCAGTGTAGAAAACCCTCTCGTTTTCCCCACCACCCAGATAGCCAGATCGGACATTTTCTCGATGTTGTAATACGGCTCGTAAGTCCTCTCCGCCTCGACGTCCCCGTAAGGCGGGGAAAACACGGCCCCAGTGATGGCTGACGCGATGGCATCCGCGACACGGACAATGACAGCGTCCACCCTATCCTCCAAGCCAGCCGGCTATGGCCTTGACCAGAACGATAGCCCCGCCTCCTCCGGCAAGCGTAGAAGCCAGAAGCATCCCGAGGACGATTCCTTTGCTTCTGATAAAATGCGGGCACGTCTTCGTGTGAGCCTGTATTTTCTCGACGGTGAAGTCCTTCGATAGTCCCAGTATCTTCTCCGCCGCAGCCTGGACAATGGCATGCACGTAATCTCTATCCTGATCGCTCAACGAAGCGCCCATCCCAAAACCCCTTTCTTATCTTGCCTCATAAAACCCGGTGCATCGCGTATGGATTCTGTAGGTCACTCGGAACGAATCGCTCCAGCGCCACCCTTCCCTGTCCGACCCGAATGGCATCACCTCATATTGCATGCCGCCCGTGACGATCTTGTCGCCAGGCTCTGGATCACTTCCCAAATCGTCGGCCAGAATCAGGAAATCCCACACGTGGGAAATTGTGGTCTGCCCAGCCTCGACCTCTTCGTCGAACTCAGTCCGGCCGAAGCTGGCGTCGAGAACCTTCTCGATAACGCCTTTGTAATACGATACCTGGCTGGAGCAGTGATCGGTGCGCTCCTGCTCCAGCCAAGCACTACCTTCCTTGAGTAGGTCAGTCATCGTCAATCCTCGCGAGCTAACCTACTACGCCGTTGATAGAGCCGCGCCGTCAACATGAGCGAAACGCCACCGCAGGGTTGCATCCTCTTCGACAGCGATGAGGTGACAAGCCTCGCCCGGATTGGCGAATGTGATCGTGTTGTTGCCAGTCTCGTTCACCGTGGTCGCGACAGTGATCACCACATCGCCTCCGCCATCGGTCTTCATGTAGATGACCATCTGCTGACCGATGAATGCGGGAGCCGCCAGCGTCCGCGTCTCGCCCGCACCAGCCGAAACGAGAGGCACGTACCCGCCGGTCGTCACAACGATAGCCTCGCCGTCACCAGGGTCAGCGATAGCCAGGCTGAGAGGGCCGTAGTAATTCGCCGTCACCGCCGGCGAGCCGAAGAGCTTTACACGGACCAGCCCATCAGTGGCGGTCGCAGCGGCCACGGCCCAGCCCATAAAAACGTTGTCACTCACTGTTACAGTTGCGCAGCCAGTACCGGCCTCGCCTCCATAGGGGTCTCCGTCCGCGTCCCAATACACCGCAGCGCCTGCCGCTACGATGTCAGCGACATGCACCACGTCGTAGACTCCGCCAAGCTGAAGCGAGCCTAGCTTGGTAGCCGCGATGGGCCGAACAGCAATCCCAATCGTGACGTCCTGAACTATCACATCCCCGGCAGCCACAGCGCCAGCGGGAGTGTGGTCGATGATGTTACCTTCATGCACAAGTGTTGCCTGCCCCATCTTCTATCCTCCTTTTCAGTTAGTCCGCCGGACTTCTGGCGGACACTATTGAAATGAGCCTATGCACCTGCCGACATGAGCCCGGCCTTCGGATCTTGCAGTGCCACGCCGAAGTCGTGATAGCCGCGAAGCTGAATGCCCAACACGTTAAAGTCAGCATCCGCCGTCTCGATGGTCGGCGACTCCTGCCCGTTGAGGAAAGCGACCTCGATAGCCGCCAAGTCCCTCGGATCTGCCAGGAGATACCACGCCGTCGCGCTGTGGTTCGTGTAGCTCGCGTTGGAGAGATACC